TGATTTGTCATTTTCAGACCTCCTTTTGATCCAGCCAGTTTACACCAATTTTTGCCTCAAGTAAAAGGGGCACATTAAAATCGATACCGAATCTATCATCTATTATTAATTTTAAATTGTTATTGATGTCATCGATCAACGCTATGACTTTATCTTCCTCGTCGGGATGAACATCTATTACAACAGAATCATGCACAGAATTAACTAACATTGATTCCATATCACTCAATCTGTGAAAAATTTCGATCAGCACAGCGGGGACAATGTCCGCAGTTGCAAACGACTGCACCGGGTAGTTCTTTACCGCCGTGAAATCCGTTATGGTGCCATTTTTTCGGCGTTTGACATGAGGAAACGAAAATTGTCTTCCGCTGGGGGTAGTTATTTTTCTTTGAGATAACACCTCTGTAGCTAATCTTTGATGCCATTGTCCGATTCCTTTGTATTTATCTGTGAATTGTTCGTAGTAGGACGCTTCGGCTTTTGTTCTGCCGAATCCTGTTGCTCCGTATAGCGGTGCGAAAGTATGCGCCTTCGCCTCCTGCCTACTAATTGTTTGACCCGCTTCCGAAATGACTTTTGCGGTGTACGCATGGACATCAAAACCCCCCGTTACTTCCTTAATTGCTACACTATCCTGTGACAGAAATCCTGCTACTCTAAATTCTAGTTGGGCAAAATCTGCTTCCATGATCTTGCCATCATTCCAACGAGACACAAAAACTTTTTTTACGGGAAATGTACCGCCACGTGGCATGTTCTGCATGTTAGGATCACGCCCAGAAAATCTGCCAGTGGCTGTCATGTGTTGAGTAAGGCGAACATGAAGCTTGCCATCTGGTTTAAGGTAAGTCCTGATACCATCCACGAAACTACTAAGATAAGTATCAAGAGCATTGAGTCTACGAATCTTGGAGAGAAAGTTAACTGCTTCATCCATACCTTTTGATTTCGCGACACGTTCTAAGTACTCCAAATTGTTTTTACTAGTACTAAAACCATTAGCACTGTGCCACTTAACTGATGGTGCAGTAAATTTTAACCCCGCTAATTCATTGACGGGTTTCAAAATATATCCTGCGCCATTACATGTAGCACACTTGCTAGGCTTTTTAAAATTAGACCCATCTTTTTTCTTTTTATAATATGTGCCTTTCCCTTTGCAGGCAGAGCATTGTTTTGCCACAGTTTTACGCACAGGCATTGTTGAACTAGAAATCAGTCTTTTGAACTGATCATTTTTCATGTAAGGATCAGCATCCATAGCCCACTGAGTTTTGTTCTTTGGCTTACGCGAATAGACTACCCACGATAATTGTTCAGGAGAATTAAGATTAATAGGTGTATCTCCCATTAATTCTCTTACAACAGACTGCAATTCGTTTTGTATTTGGGCGCGTTCTGTCTCAAACTGCACACGAACCTCATCCAAAGCCTCTGTATCGACTGTGAAACCGTTTTGATAGATTCGGGATAGGACCATACATGTTTCCATTGTCAGGTCCACCACGGGCATTAGAATACGATTCACGTCATCTCGATAATCAAGACTCTGTTCGTAATACAGTTCAAAAGTAGTTTGTAAATCTGCATACAGATACTCTTTGAGTTCCTCGTATGGTATGGCACTAATAGCTGTGCCCTGCTTCATATAATTTTTAAGAGTGTCTTGTTTCTTAACAGACAAATCTCTACGTTCTGCTACAGCCTCAAGCGACAGTGGTTCTTTCTGCGCCCTTTGCAACAAATATTCAGCCAACATGGTATCCCACACTGCGCCGCTATATTTAAACCCAGTTTCCCAAAGCCACAGCAAATCATGGTTGATATTATGTCCGATTAACAATGTTGTTTTATCTAATATAGACTGAATCTCATCACAGTCTTTTTTACGGTACTCGTATTTACAATCATATTCTTCGTGATCGAACGTATAATGCTTAGGCTCTTCGCCTTCAACATGCACACCGATCATAACCAAACTGTTTGTTTGCTCGTAAGGATCGAGGTGCAGTTTGCCATCACGTTTTGTAACAGTGTTTTCTACATCAAGAACTGTCTTCATCAAATAAATCCTGCTGTGTATTAATTGTAATTGTATTATCTATAATATTTATAGCCGCCGTTGAAGAAACCTTGAACCACTCGCCTTTGTTTTCAAAACCCATGTTAATTAAAGTTTCATGCGCCATAGACTCTGCTTCGCTTCTATTTTCAACGTACTTACTATGAATCAAAAAATAATCACGATGCGGCGATGAAGTTTGATATCCGTTTAGTCTGTCTAACGCATCTACCGCTTTACCTATTTTTATCCATCCGGGCCAAGCAGGGTTTCCAATAGCATAAATATGTCCGGTGGTGGTTTTACTATCTAATTCGTTATTGTTCCACGCATCTTGCCACGAGGCATACCGTCCGGGAGTATGCAAAGGATTATGTTTAGAAATTTCTACTCCGCTTACATACATTCTTTTTGCGTCTCTTGCTTTTACCGCCCTTGGATTATCTTTGTAGTACCGTCCTTTAGTTCTACTGTGTGCCATTTTAATCCTTTAAACTTCGTATCTACCTACTTGATAATTTAACTTGCAAGTTATGTAGCCGTGCCATCCAGTAAGCTTGTTTTTGACTACATTAATGTGTCTTTGAAGGTCATCCTCTTCGCGCCCCTCAACAGGGGGATTCTTGCTAATCAATAACATAAGATCAGCTTCAGATGCCTTACCAGTTTTACTTCCCTCCATCATGGATTGATTGAGGACAATTTTACCTTCCGCTTCAGCAGACAACTGGGACATATAAAATAAAGCACATCCGTACTCTTTAGATATCTGTCGGGCGTGAATGGCACAATTCTTTAATCCTTCATGGGATTGATCACCAGCAAACTTATCGCCCATGTCAATCACTAGAATGTCTGGGCTGTAAGTTTTACACACAGACTCGACCCATGCCATGTCTCGCCCCGTAGCATCTTTGATCTTTATATTATCTTTAAGTTTTGCCCACCGCTGTTGTGCAGTGCGGGGGCTAGCTTTGATTTCTTTGAGCGTCATACCTGATGCGGCAGTAAGATATCTTGCACCCACACGGTGTGTCCCTTCCTCATTACAAAGCACGACACACTTCGCTCCCTGATGAGCAAAGCCATCTGGACCCGCGATCATGCTTGCATGGAATGAGGTCTTGCCAGTGTTAGGTCTAGCTCCAACAACAATCAGGTGACCGTCATTAACACCTTCTATGCGAATGGCAAGTGTAGGTATATTAAAATGCCAACGGGCCTCTAAATCGTTTTTTTCCAATAATGTTTCGATCTCTAAGTCATCCCACTCGATATTAAGATCGGGCAAAAAGTCATCCCGATATTGCTCAAGTAGTTTGCGTAGCGGCTCAAGCGTTGACTGTGTGCCGTTAACATAATCAAAACCTATATTTGCAATCTCTTCCCCAAGGTATTGTTGAAAAAGTTTACTTAATATTTCTTGTGCTACGTCATCACCGATAGGTGCCTCGCTACGTAACTTTTGGAATATGCCAGAGTACCCGTGCTTTTGGGCCGTTGTAATCGTGGGATCGGAGGCAAAGAACAAGCCTTCGATCTCATCAACTGTAAGGTCACGATTGTACTTAGCCATTCCTTGGTCAATCGTTGTCTTAATTTTTTTTACTTCTTTAGTAAATAAGGAGTGGGGGCACTTGGCCCCCTTATGCTCATCATAAAATTCTTTTCTGAGGAGACTTTTAATGATTGCTAGCTCCATTATTTACCCCGCCATGATCGAGGCCATAACTTTTTATTTGCCCTGCGCAAACCTTTATTCACCTCTTTCATACAAAGCTTCTGTCGCTTTTTAATTTTGTTCCACTCGCTTTTAGAAAGTTTTGTGCGCCCGTCACCCCACAAGGTGGTTATATATGTCCACTTTCTGCCGTGCTTTGCCCTGACAAGTCGATACCCAGAGCCGATGCGAGGAGCTTCTGTTGTTATTACAATTTCCCATGCTTCTTCTTTCATTTCTTAACTGCCCTATAGTTTGACCTTTCCCTTCCAGTGTACGCAGACGCTGAAGCGTTACGATCTCTCATGTAAACCTGATCAATCGCATCTTGCTCGCTTATCGCACGAACATTACAAATGACCAACTTCTGGTGGTAGTATACATCATAAAGGTAAATCACGTAACCCTACTCCTGTGCGCAGTTTGATGGATGGAGGTATTCACGTGCAGTGTGGTACTTACGAATCTCTTCTTCAAGAGCCGGGTAATGCACACTAGCAGGCACAGGCATACCAGTTTTAGGTACAAGCTGTTCGGCCATAGCTTTAAACTTATCGTAATTGACAATGTCATTAGCCATCTCAGCCTCATTGGCTAGGAACAATGACCACAGATAAGCGCACTCACCTGTGAGTCCCGTGCCACCATAGGCACGTTCGACATACGGAACTTTACTCATTATTAAGCCTCCTTTTCTAAATCCCATTTTACTTTGTTGGGGATATTGGGTCCGTACATTTTTCGTGTGAGACGAAACACACTCCACGTCAAAAACACACAAAATAGTAAAGCGTAGTGACCTATCATACTATACCCGATAAACAGCAATTCTCCGGTAAATATACCAAATGCCAAGCACCAGAAGGTGGCTAATATTACTGAAGCTAAAAACTTCCATTCGGGTGGTGAATTACGTAAGGCATTGTATGACGGATTAAGAAACTCAAAAACTTTTTGCATTGTGCTTTTTTCCTATTTTCCGGGCGTTATTTTTCAACCAACAGTGTGCGCAGGAATAAAACGTATTCTGCTCGATAACTACGGCATCCCTATGACACTTATCGCACTTTGGCTTAGCCATGATTCTTTTTCCAAGGTTTGGTAATCATCCAATGCCCACATGGAATAGGCCCACTCCACCTTTTATCGCAACTGGTAACAGTATTTCTGGGTCTTGCCTTGCGCTGAACTTCTTTCGGATCACGGTATGGTAAATTATATTCTTCGCGTATGACTCTTATCCGCGATTTAATAGTCGTCACGGGAGTGTCAAGCGCCTCTGCAATATCATCTAATATTACACCGTCTCTATACAGAGCGACCAGCTTATCAATTCTAGCTTGGGGCCATCGTGTACTTTTCATTTATAACATCTCCTTTAATGCTTCTACATCAGAACTGCGTAAATACTTTAAGTCTTCCATTAATTTAAGAGCACTTATACCTTTAGATAATTCAGCACGTAACTCTTTGGCTATAGAAAGACTTTTTGTAAATGCATCGTGGTCTAGTGCTACAATAATTTTATTGTATCTAAAATACTTTTTGAAAAACCATTTGTGAAAATTAGTCAATTGTGTTCCTAACAATGCAACGCCAACTACATTGGGAAACATCCTACCGACTGTGTACGCACTGATAGCGTCTTCCACTATCACCATGATATCACCTTCACCATACATGTACGGCATCGGTGATGCGGCATAGCGTAACCATTTAGGTTGTTTTTTGCTGAATACTGATCTGCCTACAGCATCAACCATTATTCCGTTATGGAATAAGGGAAACACTATACGATCCTGTCTAACGTCGTAATAAACATCGTCTGGATTAATGTTCCAAGTGGTTATGAACAAGTTAACCTTATCAGTATTAGGTTTAACCATAGACAAAAACGCAGGCATAGGCATTTCTATGTTCACAGCCTGCTCATAGTCATCCATAATATTGTACGTACTATTTAATCTGTCTTTGATTGCAAAAACATCTAAGTTGCGTTTGGAAACACCGTGTATTTTACAGCTATGTTTATAGCAGTTGAACAGGATATGCCCATCATTATTAGACACAGTAAATGTTTTGTAACCACCACACTTAGGACAGTTGCCCCGGTAGGTTGCACCTACACTAATATCTAATGATTCAACAAAGTCACTTACTTTCGACATGTTCTATGTCCTTTTGTGATGTAGCACCTGCCGTGTGTGCAGAGCGGAGCGTAAGCGCATTTGTCGCCCCCGTCAAGGTATTTTTCATGTAGGGAGTAACAGACTGCGGCGACTGATGACCAGTGACCTGCATAATCTGTACAATGCCTACCCCAGCCTCAACCATTTCAGTGGTAGCAGTACGCCTAAGATCAGATAATCGTAACCCCTCATTCAATCCTGCCTCAGACAGGATGCGTTTAGCTACACGTGAAATATTATAGATATTATATGGGTTGTAACCATCCACGTCTTTAGAATTCAGATTAGGTGCTACGTAGGGTTGCCAATCGAATTCCCCGTTTTGCTGATTAAGCATGTACATCAGATCATCCGATATCGGCAGGTGCACCACCGCCCTACGCTTGGACTGTTCCAAGTTCAATACTTTGTTCTCGAAATCGATTGAGTCCCATGTCAGCACACGCATGTCACCAATACGCTGTGCCCATTCGTATGCCATCTGGGCTATGAGACCCACTGAGCGTGTCTCAAAGCGGCTGTAAGCGATTTTTAGGAACCTTTGTATGTCTTGGGGTTGCCACATAACTTTGCGCGGCTTAGGCGTGAGTGT